GTTGTTTCCACTGACGGATCATCTCTGCAAGGATCTGGTCTGCGGAGAACTGCGTCGATTGGCTCGTTTCGCAATGAATCGCCACGAGTGTTGCCATCGTTGCGGCAGACGTTCTCCATTCATCACCCCACGGCTCGGCCAGGAAACACAACCACTCTTCCTGCAATTCCTTTGCCGTTGTTGTCTTCAGTAACGTCTCGTAACTGACACCACGCGAGCGTGCTAATTTTCGTCGGAATCGCTCGCTGTGGCGTCGTCGCCGTTTTTTACCTCGTCACCCTCGGGATCCTCGTCCTCTTCACCGTAGCGGCCCAGGCGATTGAATTTCTGGCACGACTCAAACAGCCGCTTCAGTACAACATTGTCTGCACGCGAGAGTGTCTCAAACCCCTCGGGGCTGTTGAAACTCCTCTTCATATTCTCATCAACAATCGACAGCCCTATCAATACCGCCCGCATCGATTTATCGATCTTGCTGTTCGGCCGCCGCTTCACCCATGCCGTGGTGTGCTCCTCCCATGTTTCGAGGAGCACACCGTCGAGCCGCTGGATCGTCAACTCCAGATCCCACTCAGGAACTCGAATTGTCGTCGTTTCGAGACCTCCTACGCTGTCTCGAATCCTCTGCGTGATGCCCGTCATTTGTTTTATGATCCTTGCGTGAGGTTGACGTCACCCGTGACGGTGATCTCGTAGTCGCCCGACGCGACGTTGTCCATCACCACCTCGGAACTAATGCTCGTCATGAAGCCAGAGAAGACCATTGTCGCGCCCGTGCTCTGACCTGTTGCCGGCGGGTACTGGATGGTGATTGTCTCGGCCGCTTCGTCAATCGGCGGGGTGAGATCGGGATCATAATGCATGGTGACACGCATCGGCTCCCAGTTGCCCAGATCGGAGGGAATATATGTTCTCCACGAAGCGTTTGTATGCTCCGCGCCTGCCGACGTATTCATGTGCGTTGACTCCAACGCAGGACGTGTGCCCGTTGGTGGAGTGATGTTTGTGATTTGGGCGGCGAACGAACTCGTCCCGAATGCCACCGTCGTACCGAAAAGATGCCTCGCTGCCATGGTTACTCCTTCACTGTAAGGGCGGCATCCTCATCTGCCGCGTCGGATGACTCTGGGGTGAAATCGAACAACGCCAATACCACCCGCGTCAGTTCTTCGTGCTTTATCTCAATCATCGTGAGCCGCTCGTCCTGATCCTGTACAGTCGCGTCGTCCACGAATGGCCGCCCATTGAGTGATAGAATCCGGGCGCACTGGAAATGCCCGATGTTGCCGCTCGCGTCTTCAAACTCTACGGAAATCATGTTGGACTCGCTGCCGTTCGCTGAAAGCTCACCTCCAGTCCCGCCAGCACTGTCGGCCACTCCACGTCGGCCCCCGTCACCGGCTGGGGTGTGATGTCTCTCGGGTCGTCGATGAACGCTGTCTCAATGAATGTTGATCCCCACAAACCGTGATTGAATGTGTTCACGCTCGTCCGCACTGTGTCTGCGAGGTTCATTGCCTTGAGCGTTGATGTGCTTGTGAACTCTACTGCGAACTCGTCTGCTGCCAGACCCGTGTCTCCTGACATGTGCAGTTCGCTGCCGCCACCCAAGATTGTGATAACAATCCAGGGAGGCTTCACATCCACCCGCCGACCGTTTGCCTTCTTCAACTCTGTCGGTACGTGCGTAAAGAACAGGTTGCAGGGATCCGTGCCGATGATATCTGTTATTGCCGAGATCGATTTCCATTTCGTATAGATCGCTTCGAGGATCATCTGGTTTTCCTCCTGGCAGCCGCGCGCTCCGCCTTCAGGAATGCCTTCGCGATCACAATCGCTGTGCCCTCAATCGCGCCACCAATCATGTCGTGTTGTATCTCTCGTCGTTTCGCATGGTAGATGGCACGGAAAAATGGTTTGGCGCGACTCGGAAATGTTCGCCAGCCACCACGTCGCGTTCCCCGTTCGACCAGGTGTGCATATTTGAACGGTTTAATCGTCTCCCCGTCGCCGCCGATTTTTCCCTTACGTTTCTGCTTTGTGCCCTTCAGGGTACGCACGATCTCCAGTTTGCCGGCGGCCTTCAGCACCTTTTTCGACGGCTTCCAGTAATTTCGGAGTTTGTATCCCGGTATGTTGTCATGCACCTTTCCGCCCGGCGGTTTGTTCTTGTGCCTGCCGATTCTTCGAGTGCCGTAAGCATGAACCTGTTTGCGATGACGCAAATCGTACATATCCACCTTGGACGGAGCGGTCATGCGGGACCGGAATTTCATAAACGCTGCGCCACGACTCAGGATGATTGGCCGTGCTCGCTGGAATCCCAGAGACTCCTTTAGTGCTCCGGTCCTGTCCTCTACGATCCGGTTGTAGATCATCTGCACATCAGCGTTCGCGCGCTTCGCGGTGGACAATGCGCGTGCTCCACGCTGGACGGCCTTGCGCTGAATCTCGGACTGCTGCGTCTTGGTGAAGCGGGAGATCTGTATCGCCAGTTCACGGAGTCCGACCTCTTCAATCTTCAGTTTCAGGTATCCGCGAGCGAATAAATTTGAGACAGACGTGATCTTCGCTATCTCGGCTCCAGGGTCGATCTTATCTGCTCTGCGGGCCAGGTGACCTAGCTTGTCCCAACCGGCCTTCTGGCCTGCGTCGGAGTCCGCAAAACCACCCGTTTGTCGGGATATCCACCCCATCTTCTGCCACTCGCCCGGCCCTTGTTTGCCGTAGGCAAATGCGTTGCTCTTAATCGCCATCACATGCCCTCCGTCGCGCGACCAACGAAGCGGAACTCACGGTTGGCGTAGTCCACGTTTTCTGGCTTCCCCGTCAATTCGTAAACATCTCCGGCAATAACCATTTGCCACGACGATTCGACCTCGGCTAATTCCGTCGAATAGTCGCACTCCACAACCACATCGGCTTGTCCATGGGTTTGGTTTTGGAAGTAGACCTCTTTGCTGCTCTTCGACCGCACGGTGCCCCAGGCTTGCAGTGTGTCCTGCGTCGTGACATGAACGTCCACTTCACCGATCGCGTTGACCGCAACCGCTGGTTCGCGGAACCGGATCAGGACGTCCCGTCTCGACGGATCTGTTAGGCCACAAACCGGCATGGATTACCTCACCACCGGGCCGTTCCACCCGCACGAATCGAGCAGAGACTGGAACGACAGAACACCGGGGTCATGTTGATCGTGGGCATCGGGGTCGGCACAGCGGGTCTTGTAGTAGTGCCCGCTCAGCATTTGAATCGCGTTAATCAGGCGCTCGGGGATCGGCGTCCCCACAAACATCTGATTTGGCGATGTCCCCGATATATCTATTGCCGAACCACCAGACGTGAGGGATAGCTTGAAATCCGACCCGCTGGATTCGACCACGTAGTACGATGTGTACTCGGTCAGACCCGTCGATTCTTCGAGCGCTGAGAGCGCCCAGACACGCACCGTATCATCGTCGCTGAAATCGTGGATACCATCGGTCGTGAAGGTGTCGGTCGATGCGTCCACGGTACAGGGAACTCCGTACCCGGCGGTAAACGTGACCACCACGGCATCGGCTTGTTTTCGGACCGACGGCCATGACTCTCCGTAGGCCGGCGATAGCAATGCCGGCTCGAACTGTTCGCCTATGGCCACATCATATTTCGAGGTCGCCAGCGTCTGCCTGGCACCATCAGTATCGAGGTAGGTGATTGAGTCCACGGCCAGGACGGGGCATCGCTGTAGCTCAATGTCGTTGTCCTCACGATCGAAGACGCTCAGCCGGCCGTATCGACCCTGAGGAAAACGCTTCATGGACAATCGGTATTTGGCCGCTCCGAATTGTCGCCACAGATAATCTTCCGCGAGTTCGATCGACGCTGCGACGTATCTGGAAATCAGCGCATCTTCGTCGCGGGTTGTGATTCGCAACTGGTCCTTGATCTCATCGATGCCGACGGGGCGGGCTGAAGGACCGGCGGTCTTCACGGGAACGGTCAGGATTGACATTCGTCGTCGTCCTCCACAATGCGGACGCGCCCAGCTTTGACCATTCCGCGTGCGGTCGTTCGGTCGAGATCGATGATCGATCCCTCCTCGTGCCAGAACTGGATCACACCGCTCGTGCTGTCGCCGGGGATCCTATGTACGTGTCGAGACACATGCTTGAGGAACTCAACACGCACTGTTGACGGTTTGCGTTTTGGCCGGCGTTTTTTTGCCATGGTCGATGTCCAAGAACGAACGACAGACTGCGCGGCGAGGAAACGGCGAGGATTCCCGCCGCGCAGTCTCACACCAACCCCTTTACGTTTCAGCGCCGACGTAGCCGTGCCAGGTGGTGCCGTCGCACGCGACAAACCCACCCTCGTCTTGAGACAGCACGATGATAGTGCTACCACCATCATCTTTCACGGTCACGTCTTCCGCCGCGTCACTCGTGTTAAAAATGTGGACGCAGATTCCGGCGGCATTTGCTTCCGGCGGAAGAGTCAAATCCACGGCACCACCACCGGCGTCGATGTAGATGACGTTTCCGTTCAGCGACTCCAGATCCGCGATCGTTTGGTTCGCCGCCGCAGCCGCAATCGTGTGAACCTTCAGTCTTTGCAATGTATCGACCATGTGGTCGCTCCTTATCGTGAATGTATGTGTTCTGGTCCGCGAACGATTGCGCGGATCAGGTCATTTCCAGGTACTGAACTGGCGAGTTGCTTCCACCGGACGGATCCAGCAATTTGCCGTCTGCCTCGACGAATGCAAGGAAGGCGTCCTGGTCGTTCTCGCGGTGTCGCTCGGTCAGGCGGTACATACGGACGACGTTGACCATGCGGGCCTTGTAGTTGCTGAACCGACCGAAGACCAATGGTTTCGCACCCGTGGTCTGCACCGTCGCCATGTTCTGGTTGACGGTCAACGGGTACAAATTCAGTGTCTCTCCGTCGCCGGATTGCACTCCCGACGACCACAGGTATTCGCCCGTGCCCGACGCCTTCAATTTGCGAAGGATCGTTCGGATCGCATCGGAGCACATGTATCCCACCGATGGTCCTGTGCGGTACGCAGGATCGACGGCAGCTTCCAGATCGATCACGTCATCGAAATCGAGCGCCCCACCTGTTGCGGTGTGACCCTGACTCGCACCTGTAATCAGGCCAGAGATAGTCGTGGTCCCCGCGCCTGTCGTCATCCCAAGATTCAGACGCCGTGCGAGACGTTCGGAGAGCATCGACGGCAGGATCGTGCCCAGCGGAACCTCCGACTGGTTGAGCAATTCAGAACTAACGAGAATTTCGTCGCTGCTGAATTTCCAGCTCCCCAGTGTGAAGATACTGAACGACGGATCCGTAGCGACGACAGGAACCTCTTCACCGATCTGGCGGCCGGTATTCGACACGTCAGAAGCGGTCGGCCACCGCAGCGGATTGCCGTTCGGTGTGCGGAGGATGTCCGCAACCTGGAGCATGCCGCCGAAGGCGAGCAACTCTTGCTCAAGGCGAGCGATGTACGTCTCACCGATCAGGTCGTCACCACCACTGGTCGCACCCGTGTTCAGCGAGTTCTTGATCGCATCCAGTTGC